TGGAACAGGCTTACTGTTAAATGATTCGTCTGATTCGCTTGAATCTTCTTCTGAATCTTCAACTTTTTCATCTTCCTTATCGGTTTCTTCTTTTTCAGTAGACTCCGATAAACTATCTACAGTCTCACTTGTTTGATCTTCTTGAACATCGCTTGATTCACTTGGCTCATTGCCTTGTTCTTCAAACACTTCTTGCTCTTTTAAATCTTCCAACTGTAAATCGCTCCTTTCTTTGCTAAACTCTAAAATCATGTGCGCTAATTCTTCTTTTAGCGTTTTTTCATCATGCTTGGTATAGTATTCAACAGTTGACCCTTTCATTGCTGGAGGTACATTGTCGCCTAAAATACATAGTGCAGAAAATGACCCATGCGTAATAACTAGTCGACCTGCTTCGTCTACCGTACCTTCAACATCTTGTATCTCCATACTTTGTGACTTCTTGCCACTTGAATTGGTAAAGATGTCTGTTACGTCAGTAAACTTAGTCCAAATATAACCATCTGCTGTAAGCCATTCTTTTCCGTCTCGGAACTCAAAGGCTGCATTTGGTTCTTGTGGGATAAACCCATAAGCATGCCCACGGTAACGCATTTTAATGCCATTTTCCATGATGACTAATTCTTGACGGTGGTCTGAAAAATCTTCATTTCCGTCTTTATCTTCCTCGATATATCCAACTATTGGGATATACGGAAGAGTTGAAACCATGCTTTCTAAGGTCTCTTTTTCAAAATAAGAGTTATTTAGATTTTCTCCAGTGTGTGCAATCCATACTTTCACTTTTTGAAAGCGACCGTCAGTTGACTCTTGCATATTGATTGACACGGGAACTCTTGTTTTTGTTACTTCAATGCTCAATATCCAACACCCTTTCTATTATATTCTTAAAACCTTATTGTGCATCTCGTTGTCTTTCAGTGTCTGGGCTAGGAATATCTGTTTCTGGTCTGCCGACTTCCCCACTACCACCGACATTAGACGGTGTTTTAGGTTTCTTCGTGCCAGCACCAGCCGACCCCGTAGGCTTGCTTCCTTGTGTCGACCCATCTTCGCCTTCGCCTGACAACGTGTATGACGTTGGTTTAGGTGTCATAATACTATCAATATCGAGCATTTCTTGTTCCATACGTAGTTTTCCAATAACTTCGGCAGGATCCATTCCAATGGCTGCTAGATAGTCTAGTCGTGAACCACCAAATGATAATTGTGCCTGCATATTGGCAATATCTTCTTTCATACTGTAATATGATTGACGGATAAACTTAACCTTCCACCGCATACCTGATTCGGTGCTCATACTACGCAATCTGTAGTTATAGTAGTTTTCTAATGCTGGGAATACATTTGTGTATATCCAGTTAGCATCTTTCTGAATAGCGAACTGAACAATTCGTGATGAACTTGTTTCAGCTCCAAATATATTTGAAGGTGTCCCTGTCGCCAAAAATAGCTTCTCCTCAGCCTTATCTACCATTTCGTAGGCATTAGGTGTACCACCACCATTTAACGCTATATTCGACAATTCTAGCGGCGTGACGGCACTCTTAATCCCTTCTGGTAGAGAACGACTAATTTGCATGTTATATTGCTTAGCCAATTGAGGAGACATCTTAATCTTCCCGTCACTATCAATTGGAATCTTAGCGTGTAATAATCGAACAGTGTCTAATTCATCTTTTACATCAACATTACGTTTAGCATTTTCTAGTGCTGCTGAGTCCAACAGGGTATTTGCTAATTCTGAAATAGCTACTCCAGAAGACATAACACTAGGATCTAATGTCATGGCAAATGCTTTATCTGAAAGTCGATACCATTTGCCGTCTTTCGACCAATCATCTCCGTCAGCATTTCCATTTGCAAAGGCTTCAACTGCTTTGATAATTTCATCTGGCAATAGCTCTTCATCAACTTCTCGAATGTTTGAGATGTCTATTTCCCATTTATATAAACCGTTATCCATTTCATACACACGACCCCATGATGTAGGGAATTGCAAGTATGAAACACTATCGTCATTTCCTATTTCATATAAGAATATAATCCCTTTGATTAATATTTCTTTTACAAAATATGGTGCAAAATACTTGATATTATAGTTCTCAACCTGATTGGCAATATCTATATATTCCGCAGGATTGTCTGACATATGTATATTATCTTGATTCGCAATAGGATAGATAGAGTGGTTATATGTAACGTGTGATTGTAAGTATTTAACGATACTTCTGATGACACCATTTGTATTAAATAGTTCTTCTACCGCTCCAGCAATCCTCGCATAGTTGTCTAATGGATTGCTAAATAAGTTTCGTACGGCATTAATATCTCCCATGATACTAGGAGAAGTAAGATTCAATACTCTGTTCGTATCAGATTGCATACGAACAAACTCTTTATATTCTCTATCGACCACGCTCGGGTCATCGAACGAATTTAGTGTATTAATCTGATCTTGATTTAATTCTTTTTCGGTAATCTCGTTCAACCCCCAATCTATTAGCCATTAAAGAATAGGAAATCTGAATATTCATCTTCTGGCTCGTCATTTAATAATTCTTTTTCTAGTTTATTTGCATAGAAGTTACAGTAAGCAATAGATGTATATCTATCCTTTGTAGACTTCCCTACTTCGACAATCTTCAAATTACCAGCTGAAATAGTAGCTTCTAATGAAACCAACTCATTGGCTAACTTAGTTGCCTGATAGTAAGAATACAATTGTCGTTTCTGCTCGTAAGGATCTTGTTTTAAGAAGCCGCCTTTTTCAATTAGGTACTCTCTCTGTTCAATATCATTGATAGGTAATCTAATTGATTTTTTCTGGAATCCGTCACGCAACGCAACGGCAATATCACTATTAAATTTAGCGGTTGCCTTGACTTCGTAAACAACAGGCAATCCTCTTGTTTTTAGTCGCTCGTTCTCTTCGTCATTATTGATAACTGACCAGGGCTGATACTCCATGTCACGTTCATCATCATAAATAAGCGAACAAACCGACTCTAATACAGCTGTACCGATACCATTTGTATCAATTACAACATAATCTGCTTCAAAGTCTATGTATAATCGTTTTAACTTTATGGCTAGATCTTTCGCAGATATTGATCCTGTAACTGATTCAAGATATAATACATCTTTTCGATAGCGACCTTTCTCAGGTGTAATTCGCATACACGTAAAGGCAGAGCTATCGTTCTTAACATTTTTATTTCCACCCATTAAAGCGACATCTAAACCGATAATTCTTATCTCAGTGTCTGTATTTTGACGTGGAATATTACTTAAATTCTTAGGTCTTGATTTTGATTGATTCTCTAGGTACTCCTCATTTGTTGGCGGAATAAATGTCTTTGTAATTGTACGACACTTATTAATCTCATCGAGTTTGAAGTAACTCTTTTCGTTCTCTCCAACAAATAAAGCCTCATACTCCATAGCCCATTTCGTCTGATCATACTCTGCTCTATCATCTCTAGCCTTAGCTTTTGATAACAATCTATGGAATATAGATAATGAATATGTAGTCGCCATTGTCCAGTAGTCTTTACCTTTAGCCATATTGGTTGTGAAGGTTTTGAAATCTTCCCAAGACCAATGTGACTTATACCACGCAGATGAAATATAGATAGTCTTATTCTCTTCTTGCGGATAGCTATTTCTATATTTATCCTTTAGCATGAATGGTGGCGTACGGACAACGTTAAGCATGGGTATCATTGTGTTCTGAATAATATCTTTACTGATAAGTCGGAACTCATCTAGTATAAGAATATTCCCACGATAACCACGTGCGTTCTCACTCGATGTTACAGCTTCTATCTTTGAGCCGTTTTTAAATGTAACACTAGCATTATTCGCTCCAACACGAATATTACGCATTGCTCCAATTTCTTGCCTCAACATAAAACTCTTATTGTATAAGTCCACTACCTTCGAACTGATAATCAGCCTTGCTTGTGTTTTTGTACCACTTGCTACAATAACTTTCGTATTGGGATACAAGATACATCTCACAACACAATAAACAGCTATGATAAATGATTTACCTGCTCCACGTGCAGCGATATACATAAATACAGAGTTTTTATCCATTAGGTATAACAATATTTTCTGATATAAATATAAGTCGATTTCAAGAACATCACGGACAAAATGGTGGGGATTCTCTCTCCAATATCCTACCCAATGGGCAAGATTCTCGTCTCGTTCTTTTTGACTAACGTAACTACTCGTCTTTTTCAATTACTTTATCACTCCCACCATATCCGTCATGTTCGTATATTTGCTGCTCCTCTTCTTCGGTAGCAAGTCCAAACATACGTTTCACAGGATATAAGAAGTTTGATGTAATATACTTCTGCACACCATCAACATCTAGTAGTTCTTTATCTGGTTTAGGAATTGGATCATGTTCTTCGTATTGTTCAATACGTTGTCCAATTGTCATTTCTTCTGTTTCACTCTTCGTATCTAGGTTGAGTGATTTCAGTTCATCTTCATAAGCACGTCTCACGTCTTTTACTGCTTTGTAATCTCCGCTATCTAAAGCTTCATCTAAGAGCTTTTTCAGCTTAGCAGCTTGTACATATCTATCTTCTTCAAAACGTCCATTAGGCTTCTTAATTTCAGCCAATGACTTGTATATCGCTTCTAGTATACGATAGTCTTCTTCGGTCTCTTGATGACCCCATTTAGCCATCTCTTCATCTCCAATTTCCTTGTCAACGTGCTCACTTAAGTCACTGCTTAGGAAGTTAGGAAACTTTCTATTCTGATGACTGATAATTTGAAGATATGCACCAAATTGAGACGAACTCAATATCCCCTCAGCTTGTTTCCATGCACTTGGAATAAAAGGTAAATTCATCATTCTCAGCATATCTATAACTGAATCTTGGCTAGAAGCATCTACTTTTTCAGATATGCAAGATCTACAAAAACCAACATTATCGTGGAATTTTTCATTTCGATCAGACCGTGAGAAATAGTTAGCACTCATAATCTTACCGCATAGAACACATATCTTTTGACCTTTAACAATCCCCATATGACACCAACTCATTTCGAGTACGAACTAGAAATAGTCTAGTTTCTGCATATCTATGTAAATCTGACATCTCATGGATATTTAATGCCTCTTGCGATAAAATAACTTCAATCTTTCTTGTTATGTAATCTATTTCCTTTTCAATAAACGCTATTCGCTCACTCGCTCTCATAGTGTATTCACAGCCTATCTTTTTATATATCCTAAACGCTTTAACACATAAACACATTAGATTATAAGAGTTATGAACCCGGGTAGGAGATGGGTTAAATATTGTGTGTGTGAAGCAATATTTGTAATGTGATTCTTAACGACTATAATGTTAAAGCGTTTAGGATATATCTGCGGTAAACCATACCCGCAGAGATAGGTATTTTTTAGGCTTAGATGGTTATCTATGCCAAGGTTTCAAGTATTTATGTCGCTTGTCGACAGGGCAAAAAGAAAAGGAAGGGAAGTTGATCTTTTTGTGCACGACTAAGCAATACGAATTGCTTAAGACTGCCGAGGGAATTGAACCCCCGTAGCATGCTTTAATCCTCCAGATACAGCCAACCGCTTTTTACGCGATTCTATGTTAGGTTTAGCAAAGTGAATAACGTATTCTTGTATTTTAGTGCTCTAATGTTTTAGATGCTTTAGCTTTAACAGCAATACGTTCTTCTACTTGAATTTCTTCTGGTTTACCACTAAAGTAAACTGTACGTTTGTGTGCAGGTTTGTGCTCATTCTTGAATGACACTAATCCACTAATTGCAACGTCTTCTCCGTCAAATAACATATCTGTTACTGACTCAACAAATGCGTCATACAACTCCCCTGCTGCTTTCTTAGTTGTCTTGGTCTTTTCAGCCATCATTGTTACTAATTCTTTTTTACCTACTGCCATAATATTTCACTCTCACTCTCTTTTAAATTTTGTTTATAGCAATATATCGGCATTGAGAATCGCACTCAATTAAATCACTAGAGCCGATAAGATAATCCATGTTGGACGATAACATGGACGATTAGGATACAATCCACAAGAGGACTCTTGTATTTTGTATTTAAGATTGGAATATATTTCAATGCTCTCACAATTTTCCGCTTGTGAAAACAATAATGTTTTTATACCCCTTCACTATTATACGGCAGATTGCTTGCTTTCTGTTGCATTACATGTCAACCCATTCAAGCATTCTATCCAATCGCCGACTTATCGTGCTTCGGTTAGTTCCTAGTTTGTCGGATATTTCTTCCATTGTTTTTCCGCTTATGTATGATTTTAAAATCTCTAAATCGTCTTCATCTTGTGCGTGCATACGACAATTAAAGATGATCTGTTCAACCATTTGCTTAAGCTCTTCATCACGTGAATGATATAAAATGTCTACGCTATACGCTAAAACCCTTTTATATCCTGACTTATCCAATGAATTGACTGATAAGACCTTTTTCAATTCACGTGAGTAAATAGTCTCAAATTCGTCAGCTGGACGGTGCAATCCGTCAATGTTACTTCCGTCTGATACATATGTCTCCATTGGCGATAAAACACTGTCTTCGTAATCATAGTTCATTGCATGGTCTGTATATCCAGACTCGAATGGAATACTCTGCGTGAATAGAACTGTATTACTCTTTAGACGTTTCATATCTCGCTCTCTTGCAAAGTAGCTATACTCCGTTTTGCGACTTGAATCTACATCTTTCGATTCAAGAAAATAACCAGTATATCCGTCTATGAGTCTAGGAATATTATTAAACTTCCCACGCTTTGACATACCCTTGTCACTATATCCCATGAGCTTATATTTATCTATATCCCAGATAAACCCTAGCTTCTGTTCAATGAAATTTCCTCTGTCCGATGTATCTTTAAGATTATAATTATACTTGTGATCCGATGAGTCGTAATCGTACTCCTTTTCATGTGCTTCGTTTGTCATAATAAATTCCTTTTCAATATGTTATGTTGTTTCTTTCTCGTTGGTGTCCATTATTTTAAATACACTACCCTTATTATTTTCAAATTCACTTTGCATAGCTCGTCTCAACATACTTCTTTCATGGTAGTTGGATATAGCTATTTTAGTTCGCATTTTTTCACTATTCACAAGGTAATTATATCTAGCGATATAGTTTAGTTGCCCCATTTTTTTTAGCATTCTATAAACAGTCTTATCGGAAACATTCAACTTCTCAGCTAAAAGCTCTGCCTTCCAGCGGAACACGTACGACATGTCTCCTCCGTTTTTATAAATCGGTTCATTGATAAGCAGATACAACGCAATGAATTTGTGAGTATTAGTTATCCCATTTTCTTTTGCACCCATAGTAATTCTTTCAAATTCAGATTCTGAAATTAACATATACCCATAAACAAGCTCTAGTTCAAACTTGAAAGATTCTTCATCTACCCAGTCAATACTAATAAGATGGGAATTATTTAACCAGTTAATGGCTTTTACCACTTTTTTATGCTCTCTATTTCTCGCCCCTACTCCGTTTAATATGCGACTTATAGAATTAGCAAAAATTCTAGGGCTACGTAGATATTTCTTTTCGTGAAGATAAGATGAGTAATAACAAATCGCACCCAATACTGCTAAGTGTATAGGCTCTAAATATAAATCAGGATTGAAATAAGCATCTAGCTTTCTAGGGCAAATGAATCCTCTGCCGTCATTCGGCTTAATGTCATCAGGATATTTCTCCAACAACCTCATAGTTTCTCGAATAGTTGAATCTTTCTTTTTTGAATTAACAATACTCATAATAATCTCTCCCAGTTGAATAATAACTCTTAATTCACAACCGACATTACACGTTAAATGTTTTGGTTGTAATTTAATTATACGTTAAATGTTTTGGTGTGTCAACCCAAAACTGAAAAATTTGTGAGTGAATTTAACCGAAGGCTCTCCGAATACTCAAAACCCCCGATTTTAATTTTTCCGCCGCCATTTTTCAGAGAGTGAGATTTTCGCCGCTGTATATTTAACTTAATAAAAAAAGTATGATTTTGTTGCACATGTTAATACTAACGATGCCCACTTTTGCTATTTTCGACTCTGCCGAATAAAAAATGCAGGAGAAAAAACACCAATTAAGTCCTATCGTTCTCGACAGTATTTTACAAAAAAAACCTAAAGTGTCCGTTTCACAGTTGATACTTTGATTATCAAACTAAAATTGTCATAGTTTTATGAGATATTTCTAATCAATTTTCTCATAAAAGTATACATTAAAAGTATTGACCGTAGGCACACAACATGCTATACTATGTATAAGAGTTAAAACTATATTTAGGAGCTGAGGTTATGAAATTAACAGAAAGTCAATTAAAAGCCGTCAAGGCTAAAGAGGGCAATTTCCTCGTACATGCTGGTAGTGGATCGGGGAAAACGTCTAGTTTTGTGGCACGAATAGCTAATCTTATTATGAATGAAAATGTTAGCCCAAGTTCAATCTTAGGTCTTACCTTTACTAGAGAAGCTGCGGAGAACATGCGAACTAGACTAACTGATTTAGTTGGAGAAAGCTTCGCTAAAATGGTGCATTTATCAACATTTCATTCATTTGCATATGGTTTTATGAAAGAGAATTTCCCAAGTCATTACAATAACAAGTCACTAATGAAGTCATGGTGGAAGATTAAGACTATATACGACATACATAAGGAGCTTGAACTCGATGTAGACCCACATGTATTTCAAGACTGTATTTCTCTTCAAAAGACTTATATGATTCGTGAAGGGGAAGCTATCCATATGGACGGGGAGACAGTAGCAAAAGGCAATTTCCATGAATTGCAGCGTGGGTATAATCTGTATTGTAAAAGAGCACGTGAAGCTAGACTATATGAATTTGACGATATGCTAGTTGATTTATATTACTCGTTGAAAAATAACAAAGAGTTAAAAGATAAAATTACTAACCAATATCAGTATGTAATGGTTGATGAATTTCAAGATACAAATCATGCTAACATGATGTTACTGAAAGAGATTACGGACAACAATCTATTTGTTGTAGGAGATTTCCGACAGGGCATCTATAGCTTCATCAATGCAGACGTTAATAATATACTGAATTTCCAAGACGAATTTGAAAATGTAACATTGGTTGAGTTGAATGAAAACTTCCGTTCCACAAATCAAATTGTTGATTTTGCAAATGACATTATCAACTCATCTCCTGTTGAGAAGTACAAGCAATTTCACAATCAAATTCCAGCACGTGAGATAGATAGAGAGAAAGTAAAAATGACAGTGTTCCCAGATGAGAGCAAAGAGATTGAATCAATTATTCAACGAGTGAATGAGTTGAGATCTGAGCATGGTTTAGAGTACAAAGACTTTGCTATTATCTTAAGAACTAATAACCAGTTAGCAGAGTATGAGTCCGTGTTTGCTGACAACAGTATACCTGTAGATGTATCAACCAGTAAGAGTTTCTTTGACCGAAGAGAGATTGTCGACTTACTGTCTTACGCACAACATGTGATTGATCCTGATAATGACATATCAATTAATCGTATCATGAACACCCCTAACCGATATATAAGTAACAAAGTTATTGCAGACGTTGCTTCTTATGCTTTTGAGAAAGACATATCATATGAGGAAGCTGCTAGACAAGTTAGCATGGGGCGATATACTTCTAACATCAGAAAAGTCCCTGACTTATTCGATGAATTGCGTGATGAGCTCGACAACATGTCGACAAGCAACTTCCTACAGTATATATGCGATAAGTCGGGATTGGTAGAACACATCAAAAAAACAGCTTTAAACACGATTGACTCTGAAATGAAGACGGGTGCTATTGACAAGTTAATTGGTTTGTCCAAAAAGTTTAGTGACTTAGAAGCCTTTCTAGGACACGTAGAGATCATCAAGAAAAACAATGGGAAAAATGCAAATGGACTAAAACTCATGACTGTACACGCCAGCAAAGGATTGGAGTTCCCAGTAGTGTTCCTCCCCTCACTTGCAAGTAATAACTTCCCTCATGACATGAATGGTAATGTTGAAGAAGAACGAAGATTATTTTATGTAGCTAGTACTCGAGCAAAAGATCATATGGAGATAAGTGCACCTCTATTCGCAAATAATGACGGGCATACTTACGACATATCCCCTTTTATCGAAGACGTAACAGATGTAAATTTGGGCGAGATTAGACGGTCTGTAATGCGTGATAACACCCCGCAAACCTTTATGTTTTAGTATGTGTTATTAAAAGTGTTATTTCTTGTGTTACTTTATGTGTTATAACACGTAATATATTATGTGTTTGTTTTATATCACTGTTACGTAATGGTGTTTTAAATAGTGTTAGTAATATATGTTGTGTTTGTCTTAGAAATACAATACAATTACTAACACTATTTTTATTTCTATTATTAATACTATGACGTAATTGTTGTTTATCACAATTACAAATATGTGTTATATGACGTGGTAGAAATCGTATTAATAACATATAGCAAACACGTAATAAGCAACTATCACGTATTTTATTATGTATTAGTATTAGTAGTTGTGTTGGTAATGCTAATAGAATTAGTAATTGTTGTATAACACAAATACGTACATGTTATTGTGTTTGTCACATGCAACTAACACAAAATATATTACAATTATAGAAAGTGTTATTATTTGTGTTATATTACTAACACTATTATGTGTTATAAAACGTGTTATATTATGTAATGATAATAGTATCATATAATTAATACGTTATAGTTATATGCCACTATTTTTACAACAAAATAAAAACCCCTACAAGAAAGTAGGGGAGATGTTGTTATTCAAAATCATATCGGTCTAAAAGATCTAACGCCTTCTCGTCAAAATATCCAATCTCAACTAGTTCACGAATAATTCCATTAGTCGCTAATGTTTTGATAAATCCACGTGAGCCAGGAACTTTTTTACCATTCGATTGGTAGGTTATATCTCTAATCGCCTCGTCAATATATTCTGGTATTCTTATTGTCTTAGTAACTGTTTTGTTATCTAGACTTTTAGACAAATCTATGTGGGCATTATTCGCTTTAAGTTCATTAGCAGCTATCTCGCTATCCGTTTCAACTACATTCACTTCTTGAATAGAGGAGTTGTCATTAGTTTCTTCTATAATAGTGTCATTTTTCTTCGGCTCATCAGAGTCTTTTTCATCTTCATCTACGTGTAAATTATTCTTAAAAGAGTTTGTGTCGCTTATGTCGTCATTGAGCAGATTATCTACAACGGTATTGCGATCTTCTTTAAACGTGTCTTTGCGTGCCATTAGTATTCGCCCTCCAATACACCGTCATTAATTAATTCTTCTAATAGAACATAGTATTGCTTTTCAAACTTACTCATTCGACTACCTGATTTAAGAGTTGCAGGAACGCCCTTGAAAGTCGCAGCATCTGCAAAGCGAATACTACGTGGAATTTCAGCAAGCAAGTGATTGATATTATTTTTCTTTGCATATCTCATCATCTTATTAATCATTGTAGTGTGTACTTTTGTTCTAGAGTCTACTTTTACGGCCATCAATCCAGCTATGTTTAATTTAGGATTGTAATTCTCTTTTATATCATTGATACGTTTAACAATATTCACTACACCTTGTACAGCAAAGGCATCAGCTTCATAAGGAATTACAACTTCATCTACAACACTTAAAACAGAAGAAGTGATTGCCTTAATCTCTGGCGGTGTATCGAATATGATTAAGTCGTATTTCTCTTTGAGTTTATCGAACTTGCCTTCAATCATATTGAAGTATCGACTTGTAATAGAGCCTAGAGTTTTTCCTTGCCTGTAGTTACGCTCAAACAATCTCATTAAATCATACTCTAGAAAATTCATATCGTCATTAGCTGGAATCATATCTATATTCATATGTGCATTGACTATGCAATTCTCAGCTTCTTGATTCCCCATGAATATATCATAAGTAGTATATTCTAAATCTTTAGTGTCTACATTGTATGACAATGCTGCATTTCCTTGTCCATCTGTTTCTACAATTAAAACCTTTTTACTAGGGTTTTTAACTGCATACGCCCCAGCAAAGTTTACTGTAGAAGTTGTCTTGGTTGATCCACCCTTATTATTCACAAAAGATAACATTGTACCCACACAAATTCCTCCTTTGAATGTTTGCACTAATATTATAAACCAAAAAAAGTGTACTATCAATAAATATATGCTTAAATATAGAACTATTCTTATATTTATTTCTATTACGTAATATATTAATAACACAATTAATAACACTTTCTTGTTTATTGCGGTTTCTTCCTGAACTAAGCAACAATTTTTGCATAAATTACTTGCCTTATTATTTAAATTGTGTATAATTAAAATCAAGAATATTTGGTTTAATTTAATAGTCCAATTCTTTTGGAGGGTTAATATGAGTGAAAAGATTGAAGGAACT